AATACCCAGTTCCATGTGGTATCCGAATATCTGCGTTGAGGCGTCTTCCTTAGTTCCCACCACTTCACCCGGCGCCGACTGTCCACCGTTCCCGCCTATCGTATTAACCGAAACCGGCACACTGCCCGTCGGCAGGAAATGCACATTGCCAGTATCAAGCTCCTCCAGACCGATTTCCTTCCGGTACTCGTTCATGCTTATTGCGCCAGTCGCCAACCGTTGCGCTGCGATTCGTTCTTTCCGTTCATCGTCTTCCGTCAGCGGCGTGATGCCCGCGGTGACAAACTTGAACTCGGTTCCGCCACTGCGGTCGAAAAACGGTATCAATACGGCATTCACCGCCCGTTCAATCGCGGTGGCTTCCGGGATGATGGTGTTCCGGTAGAACCATACTTCGGTTTGTGGACTGATTTGAAAACGGGTGTTGTCCTGGCTAATAAGGCCCTTCGGCACGCCGAACGCAGCGCACACTTCGTTCGCCACCCTCTCTAACGTTTCCATCTGGTGGTCGAGGTCGGGCGGCTGAGCGGTAGAAACAGTGGCCGATTTGGGCAAAAACATCGGCTTCCCGGCTTTATCAACGCCGACAAAATCCTCTTTGACCCATTCTTTAATGCGCTCTTCGTCACCCTGCGTGAACGTCTGCCCGCCCGCCGGACTGATGATGAGACCCGGCCTGGCGTTGTTTCGGAAAAACGCCTGGATAAACGTCTTCATCGCGAGGTCTACGTTGATCGACGATAACGCCACTTCCATCGGCGACAGTCCACTCAAATCGTCAACCGGGTGCAACCTGCGGTGATACAGTATTTCATTCGGCTGATATTGCACCATCGGCGCGTCTGCGCCACTATATACAAACGCCTGGATTTGCCCGTTGATAACATCCTTCCGCATCGCCAGCGGATTCAGCCAGTAAACGTTGGCCGGGAATTCAAATTCGTTAACCGCCTTGTGAATGTAAGCCTCGCCCTGTATCTGGCGGCTCATCGTCCACAGCGCCATGATGTCGTGGCCGTGATATAAAAACGCCCGGTCGAATGCCCTGATGAGGTTGCTGTCTTCGACTTCGCCCGCCGTGCCTTTTTCGACTACCTGTCGTGGCAGCCTGCCGAGTATGTCGCTGATGATGTTCACGCAGCGATAGCCCCATACCGAGGCCGTCATAGCCAGCGCCATTCCGTAGTCCGTCCGGGACAGTCCGCTTTTGCGTTTGCCGAGCGACCTCCACGCGCCCGGCCCGTCGGACATCGTCACCACGCCCGACTTGACCCGCAGGGTCTTAACTTCTCCGTCCAGGTCGTAATAGGTCATCATCGGCACATTGCCCGATGTATTGTCCCGGCTTGCGTTGTGAGTAGATTTTGCGGGTGTTGCCGTTTTATCGCCGACGCGGAATATGTTTCTGAGGAAACTCATAGGCTCACCAATCAATGCTAAATGGGCGTCCGGCGCGGGTGTTTATCCCGTGCCAGGCCAGTGCAGTTGCAATCACGCAGTCGTCGTGCATACCACTGGGCGCGTTGTACCGGAAATTACCACTCGGCATCCGTTCCATCGTGTAGGCCTGCAACTCGCCGATTTGCACATCGTTATCCAGTAACGTTATCTCACCTCGTTCAATCGCCAGCGCCAGACCCTCAATCAGTGGTTTTTTACTCTGCGCCGTCGTCATGAACGGCTGCACCGGCAACCCTTCGTTTTGTAGCGCCTCAATGTTCACTGAGCCGATGCTGTTCTCTTCAGCCCAGATGATGTCGGGCTTAAACATCTCATGCACCGCATGGATGCGACCGCGCTGCAACGACCAGCCGATTTTGCCGAAACGGTCGAGGTATACCTGTCGCTTCGTGTTCGCGTCAAACACCGAAATCACCGTGTAATCAATCTCGCGTCCCCAGTCAACAGCCATGACATAACAACCGCCCGGCTCGGCTTCTTGCAACGGTAACGCCGTCGAAACTTCCCGGACGCCACGGAACACCGCGCCCGCGTCCGCTGTAATCTCGGCCAGGTATTCCTGCTGAAACACCGCTTCCGTCACGTTGTCCCGAATTTCGTCGATACGTCCTCGCGGGATGAACGGGTTGTCATAGGTCGTGTATCGCTGCGCTATCCAGTCCTTGCGGTCAAACGCCCGCCGAAACAGTCGTGCGCCCCAGTTTTCGCCCTTCGGCACGCCGATGAATAATGCCCAGCCGCCATAGTCAAGCAACGCCGCTTCGATGTATTCCGTCCATACCGTCTCGGCCATCAGCGTGAACTCGTCCAGCACCACGCCACGCAGACCTTCACCTGCCAACGAATCGGGACGTTCGGCGCTGCGCATCCAGATGGCGCTACCGTTCGGCAGGTAAATTTCCTTGTCGGCTTCACGGATGCGCGGCGGTTGCCCTGCTGCCTGCCACACCTTCCGCGAGTAGAACTTCAGTAATCGCCACGCCCGTTTCAGAGAAGCGCTTCGCCACGTCAGGCCGACCCACCAGTACAGCCCGGCTTCGGTAGTCGCCGATTGCAAAATGCGGTACACCGCCGCCTGGGTTTTGCCGAAACGCCGCCCGGCCAGGACAACCGTGCTGCCCGGAAACGTCAAAAATTCCCGCTGCGCCGGATGAGGCCTCGGTAGCTTGATTTCAGTTGTGTCCGCTATTGTCATCGCCGACGTCGTCCCACACGAATTTTATCTGCAACGGCTCGCCGCCGGTTGTGATGTCTGTTTTAGTCGGCGCCTCCAGGCCCAGCAATTTCATCCGCATATTGATACACCGCTCTACCCCCTGAAGAAAGGCCGGGTTTCCATCGCGTTCCAGTTCGACCTCGGTGCTATTCATGTCAATGTCATACTTCCCGCCGACACTGGTGCTCTTTTTTTCTTTGTATTTTTTTGAGAGACTCTTGTTCCATGCCTCCCAGTATTTACGCTCCAGGTTGTCAATTTTGGCAAGCTCGTTGGAGACATGTTGGTCAAAACTGGCAACTGCGCGTTCTGCCCACAGCTTACGGATGGCTTTCAAATCACGACTGATCGTTTGCTGCGACAGCTTTAGATTACGCGCAATCTGCGATTGATACAGTCCGCGGCAATACATCTCCGCAATCTTCACGCGGTCACGCTGTATCTGCGTAGGGCTTCTTGCCGCCCTTTTGCCACTCACCGTACCAACCCCCAATATACCAACCCACGGCGAAAAATCAGCCGGTGCAGATTTTTCCACTTCTAGCATACCAGAAAAAACGGGTGCAATTTGCGGCGAAGAATAGTCTTGATGACACCCCCCTAGAAATTAGGGGTACAATTCAGGGCCATACCATGATACACTATAGATGGTTGAGAGAGAAAGGAGGAAGACAATCTAATTGAGGGAATAAACCCTCACCGAACCGGAAGGAAACCGGAGACCCGGAGAGAGCGAAACTCCGAAACAAAATCGCAAAAGGGTACAGCTAAGATATGAAAGGATGCTACATCATGAACAACATACTTGGCAAGGTTCTAGACGCGAGCGTCGCTATCGCAGTCCCTTCGACTGTGCATAACGAGGCCTTGTCTGAGACAGCTTACCGTGGGGAAGTTGAGCAAGCCCTCATCTTTTTGAGCGACTTGTTTGGCGGGGCAACCGCTATCAACGCAACCGGCGGCTGGCTGTATGAAGACGGGAAGCTGGGAACTGAGGCCGTGACGGTAGTCATCTCATTTACGGATGATTTGACGCCGGATAAGGTCAACAAGTTTTTAGCCTACGCGGACAGAATGAGAAACCGCCTCAAACAAGAGGCGGTTTTGATACTGATTAATGGACACGCAGTTCTGCGCTAAATTAATCGGTTGGGGGGTGTCACCAGCACCCCCCAACATTGTACCCTATTTTTACAGGTTTAGGCAAGGCAAAGGAAGGGATTTATGGAAGCGGTACAGCGAAAGTTCACCGCCCTTGATGACCAGTTCGGCAAGGGCAACATGGCGGTAATGCAGTTGACGCGCTCGGATAGGTATAGAATCGGCGCGAGGTGGTATACGGTTGATGACTGGGAACATGGCAGGCTAGTTGAGGAGGTTCGTCAAATCGAAGGACGGTTTTTGACCACGATTGACAGTGTGGCTATGGCCTACGATTTGAAAGGGCAACCACTTTGCCAATTTCGTATTGAGGGCATCCAAATGGCAACCATCAGCGAAATAAGCACTGAGGAATTCCAGAAGATGGGAGACAGGGATGAGGCCGATTTCAGAACGAAGTGGGCGACATTTGATGTGAAGCGGTGCTGGTTGTTGCACATAGAGATGATTGAAAGATATGGAGGAGAGGGATGAGCAAGACTAGACCAACGACAAAAACCACGTTCAGGATAGACCCGTTCGACAAAAAGACGCTGGAAGAACTGGCGAAGTCGGAAGATATGTCGGTGGGAAAGTTGATTAATCGAGCGCTGGCGGAATATGCAGCAACGCGAAAGAGAGAGTGGATCGGCACCGGCTCGTGGGGCGGCGAGCGCCGCGGGTCTGGTGTGCGACGTGGGACGGTTGAAACGGAATCATAACGCGCTTTTACTGAGCTGCGCCCCTCAGAGCGGTTCTAGTAGCGTTCAGGGTCTTGAATGTAGAGAACATTCATGGCTTCGTCGTAATACATCCACACGAGGAAGGTTAAACGTGTCATAAATCATGGCGGCAATATTCATACTGGCCTCCTTTCACAAACTAATAACG